CGAAAGACTACATTGCAAGTGAATCCTAGGATTCACCTGTGGTGGAACGCGGACGAGGCGGTACGTGGGAGAGCATGTTTCACTGGTGACAAGTCACTCAGGAAACGTACTCAGGTACTGCCGCGTAGACACGAAGTGTCTGCGCTCCTTGGGGTAACCCCCCCCTCTCTCGCCCAAGCAAAACTCATGGAGTTTTGCTGGGAGTCCATCCTTGCGGTGTCCGCAGCTTGGAAACCTCTTCCTACCCGCTTTGGGTCGAAGTTTGACAACAAGCGTTTGCTTGAGCTATCGAAGCTCGCAAAGTGGCTTGTGGTTTCCTGCTGTGGACAGGGTACGGGCGCCACGTTTTCGTGGCTCAAGAAGGCTGCGGCCGGAGCTCGCCTTTACGCCCTCACGGGCGAGGCGATGCCTCCGTCGACGCGTTTCCTTGTCAGGAAACTGCTCATCGGAGATGTCAGATTTGACTCTCTCGATCAGCTCGCCTTCCTTGGCCGTACCCTCCCTGCTGGAGATGACCTGGTTGAGTCCAGGGCATTGATCACACATCGTGATGTAATGCTGTCATCACCAACAGTGGACCGCTTCCTTCTTCACTCTGCGCGTGAGTTCGCGAAGTTCTGGGCATCTAAATGCCTTAGACCTTCCGATCTCCAGGAGATGGTTTCTCCAACTCCCTCTGCGTCTTTTCAATTCACAAGACGCAACGGAGGAACGCGCGAGCAATCCCGGAAGGAGCATCGGCAATGGATCGGATCTTCTCTCCTCAGTGGAGAGGTAGAAATGACCCGTTCCGATCCTCTGACCTTCACGGATTACTCTGACTATCTCGCACCTTCTGAGGTGGAGTCAGACAGAATGAATAAGGGTTCCGTCGACGTTGCTCGTTCAGCCGCTTGGCTGACAGCAACTCGTCCGTTGCGCAACAGGGTAACCTGCGTACCGGAGCGTGGCTGGAAGTCGCGGATCGTATCCGCGCCTGAGGCTCACGCAACGGTTGCAGGTACCGTCCTCAACAAAGCACTCCTTCGGGCAGTGCGGCGTTGGGGACCGTGTTCCGCCTTTTTAAAAGGCGACCGAAGAGGTGCGGTAGAAACCGTGATTGAGGAGACGTCGTCTCACGACTCAATAGTTTCGACCGACCTTTCGGCGGCAACGGATCGACTTCCACATGACTTGATCTTCGCGATCGTCAGTGGAATCGTCGACGGATGGGATGGACTACCAGACCTTTGGTCCGAAGCTCTGTTTGCCCTTACGGGAAAACAGGAGCTTTCCTACCCATGGGGACAGACGATCACCTCCTCGTGCGGTGTATTGATGGGATTAGGGCCCTCGTGGCCCGTAATGTCAATCATACACGCATGGTGGATGGAGATGTCTGTGCGCTCAGTAGGAGAACACCCAAAGCGTTGGATGAAGTCGGCCGCAGTTGGCGGTGACGACTTAATCGCGCGATGGCCGCCGCGGATTGTGCAGGCCTACCGCCGGATCGTTTCCCGTTGTAACGGAAAAGTTTCGGTCGGCAAGGACTACACATCCACGACGGGTGGCAATTTTACCGAGATGTCATTCTCGGTTCAACCCGGTGTTCCTGGATTGGTCTGGTCGAGAGCAATCCCCACCAAGGGACTCGTTGGAACGAGCATCGATGAGATCGGTGCATCGTACGAGTCCCTTGGCTCAGACTCCAATCGAGCGAACCGTGGACGTAGAGTAATTAAAGCTCTACATCCCACGGCGTGGGCACGGTGCCGAGACTGCAAGGTCTCGCCCGCGTTGCCTCGCTCTCTTGGAGGCGCTGGCCTCCCACCTCGGGAAGGATCGGTAGCAAGGATTGACATTCCATTGCTCCAACGCCTTGCTCTGGGCCGATTCCTATATGGAGCCGGCCAAGATCAAGTGCCGTTGGGTCCACCCTCCTGGGTGGACGCCGGTGATCCTTCCTCTTGGGAGGCACGTCAGCGCGCTGAGTGCCGCTTGGCGGAAGCGTTGAACTTTGGGCTGGTGTCCTATGACACTCAGCCGATCGTTCCGGGACCTTGCGTAACCGCACGCCTTGTTGTCGACCAGATGGCCGACCAAGTTTCGTGGTACGCTCGTTCCCGTGTCTTTTCAGACAAACCGTTTCCACCAGTGGCTACGGAGATTGTGTCCTTGAAGAAATACAGCCGGTTGGTGAACCGGTGGATTTCCTCTCGGACAAAGAGGGGGTTACCGTTGGCCCTTGCATTGCGCAATCGTGTCAATTCACGATTCGCCTTGCTCGAAAGGGCCCGCTTCAATCGAAATCGTTGGACGGTCAAGCTCGAAGACTTTCCCATACCTGTATGGGAAGTCATCGCATGGCCTCAACCCAACGTAGAGGGTACGAATAGCCCTCCACGATTGAAGACCCAGGCGGTTCATGTGCGGTAACGCACACTACTGGAAAACCGCCTAGGTTTCCCAGCAGCGGGGGCACCCCAAAG